ATAATACCTATACGGCAGATCAGTGGATAATTATTAATGATAGTATAGGTACAATGAATGTTTCGCAAATTGATATATCATCACAAGGCATTGGTTCAAGATATGCTGCAAGATATGAAAAAACTAGCGGAGCTTCTAATAGATTTGTTTTTATTAATTTGACAGAAGGCGCTTTAAACTATGTAGGTAAACAAATTACACTATCCTTTTGGCTTAGAAAAGGCCCTTCATTAACTTCTGGAATTACGGCTTCTATAGGAACAAGAGCAAATAAATATGGAACTGTTTATGACAATGGAGATTTTGGAATATCTAATTCAGAAATAAATTCTACTACATTTACTAGATTTACTAGAACATTTACCATTACATCTGCCACCGCAAATAATTCAGCTAATTTGTTTGAATTAGAATTTACCGCAATTCAGGCAGGAGGAACTGGTGTATACTTTGAAGTTGCTGGAGTTCAATTAGAGGTAGGTTCGGTTGCCACACATTTTTCTCGTGCAGGCGGGACTTTACAAGGCGAACTTGCTGCCTGTCAGAGATATTATTGGAGACAAGATGCATTTCAAATGAGTGGAGGAACATCATCTTCCGCAAATAATACTATATGGTTTTCATTAAATTCATTTAATTCAGTTCCAATGAGAGCACAACCAACAGCAGCAATTGAATCTTCTCCATATATAACAAATTTTCAAAGTAATTTAAGAACTATAACTGGAATTAGCGTAGCTTCAAAATATATAGTTGGATTTGCGTATGACTCTACCATACTTGCAGCTAACGGATCTTTTGGACTTAATTTTGCTGATGCTGGAAGAGCATTATCATTATCGGCGGAGATATAAAGGAGAACTATGACAAGAGCTAGAGATAATTCTTTTAACCCGTTCAATAATCAGGTGGCTGGTAAAAACTTTATAATTAATGGCGCATTCGATCATTGGCAAAGAGGAAATAGTTTTTCTTTATCAGGAGGAGCTTCAACATCTAATTATACCGCCGATAGATGGTCAGCTGGAGTAAATGCTGGTTTAGTGGTATCAAGAGTAACTGGAATTAATGTTGGATCAAACTATGGATTAAGAATGCAAAGAACTGCTGGAAATACAAATGCTGGAGACAATTTTGTTGTACAGGTTATAGAGTCTAATATGGTTTCTTCCTTGGCAGGACAAATTGTTACATTATCATTTTATTTAAGAAAAGGTGCAGACTATTCTGGAGCAGCAGTTTATTGCACACCACGTTTTGGAACTGGAACAGACGAAGGTGTTTCTCCTGGATATGGAAGTTCTTGGACTGGACATAATCAAATAGTACATACAGTGATCCCTACAACATCAAGTATTAAATATACAAAAACATTTACCGTACCTGCTGGAACAAAAGAAATGATGCTTTTAATGGGTCCTCAGTCAATGACTGGAACTGCTGGAACAAATGACTGGATAGAATTTGAGCAAATTCAATTAGAGTTAGGTTCAAATGCCACTCAATTTTCTAGAGCTGGTGGTACAATAGGAGGAGAACTTTTATTATGCCAGCGTTATTATCAAGGATATAGATATTTCCATGCTTTAAAGGCAGCAAATGCTTATGCTAGAATGACGTTTAATTATATGTGTACAATGAGAGGCACTCCGTCTTTAGCATATAGAGATTCGTCTGCAAATCAATCTAGAATTACAAGTTATAGCGCAGTTGATGCAGCAAGTCCAAATAGACAACCTTTACAAGTAATAGGAACAGATGCTAATACATTTTTAATATTACCAAATAATACTGATGGCGATCCAAGTTTTTTTATAAACATAGAAGCTTCGGCAGAGTTATAGGAGGATGAAATGGCAGTAAAAAGATGGAATGGAACTTCATGGGAAATCTATGCAGGTTCTGATCTTGCCCCCGTCAAAGTTACAGACGGCAGGGTAGGAAAAACTACATTCATTGGTGCTACAACTCCTACAGGTATGGTTGATGGAGATATTTGGATTGATCAAGATACAGCCACAAATGCTGTTGTTCCAACAGCGCTATTGGCTAAAGGAGATATTTTTGTTGCAACTGCATCAGGAGCATATACAAGATTAGCGGCGGGAAATAATGGAGAACAATTATATGCAGACTCATCAACAAGTACAGGATTAAGATGGCAAGGCGATTATAGTGTTGGTAAGAATAAGGTAATCAATGGAGATTTTTCTATTTGGCAAAGAGGATCAACTTTTAATAGTCCTTCAGATAATTCTTTTTCTGCAGATAGATGGGTTTTAGTATTTAATGGTGCAGGAGCAACTAGAACTATTACTAGAGAAACATTTACTCCTGGATCTGCTCCAGTAGCAGGTTATGAAGGACAATACTTCTTAAGATATAATCAGTCAGTAGCTGGATCTGGAGCTGGGTATAATACAATTGGTCAAAGAATTGAAGATGTTAGAGTATTGGCTGGGCAAATAGTTACATTATCTTTTTGGGCAAAAGCGGCCTCTAATGTTACTTTACCATTTGTAAATGTTGTTCAAAGATTTGGTGGCGGAGGGTCAAGTGAAAATCTTCCTTTATCTGCAACCAATGCTAACTTAACTACCTCCTGGCAAAGATTTTCATACACATTTTCTATGCCAAGTATTTCTGGAAAAACAATTGGAACAAATAGTTATACATTAGTAGAATTTTATACTCCTTTAAATGCAATAAGTACAATTGATTTATGGGGCGTTCAATTAGAAGCAGGTAGCACCGCTACCCAATTCCAAACCGCTACTGGAACAATCCAAGGGGAGTTAGCCGCCTGCCAGAGGTATTACCAGCGTTTAACAGGTAATACTTCAAATAGTGTTTATTTTGCCACAGGTGTTGCAATTTCCACAACAAGACTATTTGCCAATTATCAAAGTCCAGTCGCATTTAGAAGTGCGCCGAGTGTGGCACATAGTTCTGGCAAAGTTGGAAATGGTGTGATAAGCAATCAATCGATTACTTCCATTTCAAATTATGCCAATGCTGGTTTAAGTCAAATAACGATAGATACAAATGTTGCATCTGGTTTGACTTCATCTGGTGCGTTTATGTTAGTTTGCGACCAAAATGCCTATATTGAGTTAAGTTCGGAGTTATAGAATGAAATTTTGGATAGATGAAGAAAACAGATTATTTATGGAAACCAAAGATGGCAAAGTCTGGGGCGTTCCACAAGACCCTGCCAATTCCGATTATCAGGCTTATTTAGCGAGCTTAGAAAAGCCAACCGCTAAGAAATAATGAAACCCTGGCTATCACTTGCAGCCCATGAGATGCGCGATGCAATCAACTTTGCATATCCTGATCGAGATAAACGCTCGGATGGTTGGATAGGCGATGCAAAGCACCGCGCCGAAAAGTCAGATCACAATCCAGATGCCAAAACTGGATGCGTTCGGGCGCTGGACATTGATAGCGATTTATCAAGACATAAATCAGAGAGCATATATCTTGCAAATCAGATTAGAGCCTGCGCAAAGCGAGATAAGCGCATCGCCTACATCATCCACAACGGAAAGATTGCTTCACCCATATTGGGATGGCGTTGGCGTAAATACAAAGGCTCAAATCCCCACACAAGCCATATACATATCAGCTTTACGCCGAAGGGTGATAAAGATCCTTCGTTATTTGATATCCCGTTACTGAAAGGCCAACAATGAAAAACGCTTACTTCTTACTAGCCGGAGCATTCTTAGCTGCTTGGGCTAACTCTGATTTTGCATTGGATTATCGTTCAATCCTTTGGGCGGTATTGGCAGGCATCTTTGGATATGCCACACCTAAGAAAAAGTGAGCGCGGAAACGATAGCGGCTTATGCGACTGCTGCTTCGATCGTTATTGGTTCATTTATTGGATTAGTGCGCTACTTGGTAAAGCACTATTTGACCGAACTAAAACCAAACGGTGGAAGCTCGATGAATGACCGCTTAGCGCGTGTCGAGCAGCAAATAGACCAGATTTATCAAATCCTTCTGCAAAAATAAGTCATGGGTTTATTCGATGGTAACTGCCTAACCAATGGCATTGAAAGTATCATCGAGAATATCGAATGGATAGGAGTGGCGAAAGATGGCCAAGCGCAAAGCACAATCCGTCAAGACAGTAAATAGTGCTGACTACACGCCGCTCGAAATACACGCTATACAGATACGTGAGTATTACCTAGCCCTACGCAAAGCTGGGTTTAGCGTGGATGCCGCTCAATATCTATGCGCTGCTTCTGCTGGTTGGCCGGACTGGTTCAATCTGCCAGAAAAAGATATTGAGGATATCGGCACAATAATCGACGATGAGGATGACGATTAAGCGACGAATTCTGGTCATTAGTGATTTGCAAGTGCCTTATCACCATGAGAAGGCAGTAAAGAATTTAATCAAGTTAGTCCGCCGAGAGAAGTTTGACCAAGTCCTAAATGTAGGCGATGAACTTGATATGCAATCCCAATCTAAATGGGCGAAAGGTACGAAACTAGAATGGGAAGGGCAGCTAGATGCTGATAGAGAAACTTGCTGCGAAATACTTTGGGAATTGGGTACGACTGACGTTACTCGATCCAACCACACCGACAGGCTCTACCACACGTTGCTGCGTGGCGCACCAAGCTTGCTGGGTTTGCCAGAACTCGACTACCCGAAATTCATGGGATTTGACGAACTCGGAATCAAGTTTCACAGAAAGCCTTACGAATTCCTACCGAACTGGGTTTTAGTGCATGGCGACGAAGGAAGCCTTAACCGCAACGCTGGCGGTACTGCCGCAGGATTAGCCAACAAGTTTGGCGCTAACGTCATTTGCGGACATACCCATAGGCTTGGCCTACAAGGCATCTCACAGGGCTTTAAAGGCCGTTTTAAGACACTTTGGGGCTTTGAGGTAGGGAACTTAATGGATAGCAGGCAAGCGTCTTATTTGAAGGCTGGAAGCGCTAATTGGCAGGGTGGCTTTGGCATTATTGAAGTGCATGGAAAGAACGTGACCCCTATCCCAATACCAGTTAATCAGGATGGCTCATTTACCATTTATGGAAAGATTTATAACTAAATCGTTATAAGACACGCCTAACCACCTTTTGCCACCTTTGGCTACCTATGCAACCCTAAGTGAGTGGGAAACCACCTAAACGAAAGGGCAAAATGAGTACAGACGCAATAATCTTTATCGGAATGGTATTTGCAGCTTTAGTCGGTTATGGCTTGGGTTGGTCATTTGGTTACAAGACTGGCAAGAGCTTGGGATATCGTCGAGGAAAGAACGTAGGCCGCGAAATCGGGCGCTATGAGGTCATCAACAATGCGAGCATCTGATGTTCTTAATGAGTGCCAAGACGTCCTACTCCAAAGAGAAGAACGCTACGACGATTTTCATATTACGTCGATTCGTACTTCAGCTCTCATATCTATCATCAGCGAAGACAAGCGAACTCCCGAACAATGGTGTTTGGACATGGTCGCAACAAAGCTCGCTAGAATCTACAACAGTCCTGACCATTTGGACAATTATATTGATGCCATCTGCTACCTTGCAGAAGCAGCAGCTCTAGTTAAGACAGAAAAGGAAGAAATCTAATGGGCTTTAATTTAGAGGATTATGAAACAGTCGAAGATCGACTATTAAAGTTTTGGAAAGAGTATCCCGATGGAAGAATCGAAACAGAACTCATCGAAGCGGCAACGAATCGCTTTATCGTTATGGCTCGATTATATCGAACAGAGGCTGACCAGCGATATTGGGCATCTGGACTTGCTTTTGAAAC